ATAACATTGCTCACGTTGAGTTGGGTGAAAAGAAATTAGATTATTCTGAGTTCGAAACTCTTCATCAACTCTACAAACACGACTATCAAAAGTTCATTGAGTATAACATCAAGGACGTTGAACTTGTTGAGAAACTCGAAGACAAAATGAAGTTGATTGAGTTGGCTTTGACTCTTGCATATGATAACAAAGTCAACTATGATGATGTGTTTACTCAAGTGCGCATGTGGGATGCGATTGTCTACAATTACTTGTTACGCAAGAAGATTGTCATTCCGCAGATGTCACGCAGTACAAAGAGTTCGCAGTACGAAGGTGCATATGTCAAAGATCCCATTTGTGGTATGCATGAATGGGTTGCCTCATTTGACTTGAACAGTCTGTATCCGCACTTGATCATGCAGTACAATATTTCGATGGAGACTCTCGTTGAGCCAGCGAAGTATAATGACAACATGCGTGGGTTTATTGCTAACTGCAACATCAACGTTGATAATCTACTTCATCAAGAAGTTGACACAGAAATACTAAAAGATCTTGGCGTTACTGTAACGCCGAATGGTCAACTATTCCGTATTCAAGAGCAAGGTGTGCTGCCTGAGATTATGGATAGCATGTACAAAGATCGTACAAGATATAAGAAGTTGGCACTTGAGGCTAAAAAGAAAATCGAAACTGTTCTTGAAGATAAAAATCAGGTTCATTATCTTGAGAAACAAGTGGCTCGATACAATAATCTTCAGTTGGCGAAGAAAGTTACTCTGAACTCCGCTTACGGTGCGCTGGGCAATCAATACTTCCGCTTCTTCGATATTCGTATCGCTGAAGGCATTACAACGGCGGGTCAGTTGTCTATTCGTTGGATTGAAAAGAAGATCAACGAGTATATGAACAAACTGTTGAAGACTGACGGTGAAGATTATGTCATCGCGTCGGATACTGACTCAATTTATTTGAACATGGGTCCGCTGATCAAGAAACTTTATCCTGATACTTCTGACACCAAGAAAGTGATCAAGTTCATGAATAAGGTTTGCGATGATAAGATTCAGCCGTTCATTGATGAGTCGTATGAAGAACTGAAAGAATATGTCAATGCGTTTCAACAGCGCATGGAAATGAAACGTGAGTCGTTGGCTGACAAAGCAATCTGGACTGCGAAGAAACGATATATTCTCAACGTTCATGATAGCGAAGGTGTTGCGTATGCGAAACCTAAACTCAAGATTATGGGTCTTGAGGCTGTCAAGTCTTCAACGCCATCTGCTTGTCGTGTAAAGATTAAAGAAGCAATCAATATTGTCATGACGCAAACTGAAAGTGATCTACATAAGTTCATTGAGAAGTTTCGGAGTGAGTTTAAGAATCTTCCAGTTGAAGACATCGCATTCCCAAGATCTGTGAATGGTCTAAAAGAATATGCTGATGCAGCAAATATCTTTAAGAAGGGAACACCAATCCATGTCAAGGGTGCTCTTGTTTACAATCACTTGCTGCGTGAAATGAAACTCAACAAACGCTATCAAGAAATTCAAGAAGGCGAGAAGATTAAGTTCATCTATCTGAAACAGCCGAATATCTACAATAATAACACTCTTGCATTCTTGTCTGGTATCCCAAAGCAGTTGGATGCTGAGCAATACATAGATTATGATCTACAGTTTGAGAAATCATTTCTTGAGCCGCTGGATATTATTCTTTCGTCTATTAATTGGCAAACTGAGAAAGTTGAATCACTGGATAGTTTTTTCTCATGACAAATTCTAATGATGTAATTGAAATAAAAGATGCTTTTAGTCCGACATTATTTGCATATGTTAAAAACACAATAATGAACGGAGGATGTCCATGGGCATATTTGGATGGTGCTGCATATGGATATGGAATTGCAAAGCAAAAAACACATCAGTCATCATTTTCCAGTTTAATTTTCATGGATCAAATTAGACATAATCCAATCTCAGGACTTCTTGAGGCAGGATTGATGGTGATGTTAGATAAAATTCAAATTCCAATAATCAATTTAAGTAGAATTCGCATTGGTATGATGATACAATCAGACAAAAATCACATAAACGATGCGCATGTTGATAGTGATTCTCCTCATATGACAGCAATACTTTATCTCACTTCGTGCGATGCACCAACTATTTTGTATGATGAATTTTATGATCCTTTGGAAAAATTAGATCCACAAACATTTATCAGTCAAAAAAAATTAAATGTCTATAAAAAGATACCATGTGTTGAAAACACAGCAGTAATCTTCAACGGATTTCGATATCATTCAAGTTCAATTCAGACAGATGTTGCTAGAAGAATTGCTGTCAATTTTAATTTTAGTATACATAAATGATCAGTGTTATTGTTCCAACAATGTGGAAACCTCAGCATATGTTGCGAATGCTTCCTATGCTCGATGCGCATCCACTTATTGGAGAGATCATTTTAATTGACAATAAAACAGAAGATGCAAATAACGAATTTCTTTCTTCTCTAAACAAACTTGTTTATCTTCCTCAAAAAGAAAACATCTTTGTGAACCCTGCTTGGAACTTGGGTGTTCAAGTTGCCAAATATGATAAGTTATTCATACTAAATGATGATTGTCTTATAAATCTAAAATCTCTAGAATCGATTTATAATTTTATCACTCCATCAATTGGAATGCTTGGTTATTCAAAACTGAGTTATTGCGCATATACAATCGATTCTTTTGATATGATGTGCGAATCTGGATTTGGTGGTGATATATCATTCGAACCAATCAATCCTGAATTCTATTTTGAAAATTCTGGAATGCCTCATATCTACTATGGTTCGGCTTTTTATATTCATAAACAAAACTATCACGAAATCCCAGAAGTTTTCAAGATACATTATGGAGACTTATACATATATCTAAAGAATCTAAAAAATGGTACGCACAATTATACCATTGAAGACGGTTTTGTGATGACCATGGTTTCTGGAACTGTTTCTACAATCACATACTCGCTTTTGGAAACAGAAGGAAATGCGCTAAAGCAAATATTTGCTGAGCACGGACTTAAAGATATAAAATACACGATACCAAACTAATGGCACTACTCGCACTTATTGCTGGCTTGTTATTATCAGGCACTGCTGCATATTATTCAATCATTGGTTTGATTGCAATATTTCCAGGAGCAGTGTTTGCCATCTCATTGATGGGAGCAAGTTTAGAGTTTGCCAAACTTGTTGCTGCTTCTTGGTTATATCGTAATTGGAGTATTGCACCAAAACTGATTAAAGGATACTTCATATTCGCGATATTCATTCTGATGTTCATCACTTCGTTAGGGACCTTCGGTTATCTTTCGAAAGTTCATCTTGAATCTTCAATTGGTGTGGCTGATAAGTCACTTGAGATTGCAAGAATTGAGCAACAGATTGCAAGCCAACAAAGACAAATTGATAATGCTCAGAAATCGCTGAACTCTTTAGACTCAGTTGTTGAAACATCTTTCATGGATGGAGCAAGAATTCGGAATCAGCAGAAAGCTGAGAGAACTGCATTGAATACTGCGATTGAATCTTCAGATGCTAAAATTGATGAACTCAATAATCAACTGATCCCTCTCCGCCGCTCTAACATCGAATCTGAGGCAAAGATTGGTCCACTAAAGTATATTGCAGAATTGATTTATGGCAAAGAAGAAGCCGCAAATTATTTTGACAGTGCAGTTAGATTTGTGATTATACTTATTGTTCTTGTATTCGATCCTCTGGCAGTGCTGTTACTTATTGCTGCAAATATAACATACACAAACAAACCAATTGTGTTTAAGAAAAAAAGAGTTGACAAAAAACCTGATGTGAAGTATAATAAAGGTATAAAAGGCAGCATCTACAATTTCATGATGGGTGATGATTTTGGCATCAAGCATACCGATGAACCAAAGACAGAACAACCACCCCGAGATACTCGTTTCGATGCTGGAGACAATATTAAGCCTGGTAATTATTAGGAGTGATTTATGAGTTTGTTAGATAAATTGAAAAAGAATTCGACAATTAAAGATACCGCTATTCTTGCAAAGTCGAAGTTCTTCGCTGCAAAGGATATGGTGCAAACTGCAATCCCCGTTGTGAACGTCGCATTCTCTGGTGATCTTGATGGTGGTTTCACTCCTGGTCTTACAATGTGGGCTGGTCCGTCGAAGCATTTCAAGACTGCATTCAGCCTATTGATGGCAAAGGCATATCAAGACAAGTATCCTGATTCTGTTGTTCTGTTCTATGACTCAGAGTTTGGTACTCCGCAAAACTACTTCACTTCGTTTGGTATTGATACCGATCGCGTTGTTCATACTCCAATCACGGACGTTGAGCAATTGAAGTTTGATATTATGCAACAGTTGACTCAGATTGAGCGTGGCGAGCGTGTGATGATCGTCATTGACTCAATTGGTAACTTGGCTTCGAAGAAAGAAGTTGAGGATGCATTGGATGGTAAGTCAGTCGCTGACATGAGCCGCGCAAAGCAAATCAAATCCCTGTTCCGTATGGTAACAC